TACGTCGAAGAGCAGGTATCAAAGAATCGTGCGGTTGGCGAGTTGAACCACCCTGAAGGTCCAACAGTCAACCTCGACAAAGTTTCGCATCTCATTACTGACCTTCACTTCGAAGGCAATGATGTGATCGGAAAGGCATCAATACTTGACACTCCGATGGGTAAAATCGTAAAAGGTTTGCTCGAAGGCGGCGTTAATCTTGGTGTCTCAACTCGTGGAATGGGTAGTCTTGAGCAACGTGGCGGGTCCATGTATGTCGGAGACGACTTTGTTTTAAGTACGGTTGATATCGTACAAGATCCATCTGCACCGAATGCTTTCGTTAATGGTATCATGGAAGGTGTAGACTGGGTCTGGAACAATGGCGTTCTGGTCGCTCAAGAAATATGTGAAGATCAAGAGACTGAAATCGTTACTCCTTCTGCACCTGTATATTCGTATACAGAGCAGACTCGTGAGTTCAAAAATTTCCTCTCGAATCTTAAAGAAACCTTTTAATAAGGAGTCCTATTATGGATCAAGAGCAAAATGTAGAACTCGTTGATGCTGTCGCTGAAGGACATGACATGAAGAACGCTGAAGCGCAATCTGTTGCTGCAACTGATAAAGCAGCAGACGCTACTTCCCAAGCACCTGCACGTAAGGGTGACAAGAAGAACAGCGAACCAATGCCAAAGACAAAAGCGGGTATGATCAACGCAATGTATGGAAAACTGAATGCTATGAAGAAGGGTGACCTTCAAGTAGCATACGGTAACATGATGGGCGAAGAAGTCGAAGTTGAAGAAGAAGTTGTAGCAGAAGAATCTGTTGCAGACTATTCTGAAGAACTCGACGCGCTGGTCGAATCTGAAGCAACTCTTTCTGAAGAGTTCAAGCAAAAAACTGCTGTAATCTTTGAAGCGGCATTGAAGTCTAAGCTCGCTGAAGAAGTTGAGCGCATCGAATCATCCTATGAAGAGCGTCTTGCTGAGGAAACTCAAGCACAGCGTTCCGAACTCGTTGAGAAGGTTGATTCCTACCTAAACTACGTGGTTGAGTCCTGGATGGAAGACAATAAAGTCGCAATCCAGAACGGTCTGCGTGCTGAGATCGCTGAGAACTTCATGAACAACCTGAAAGGTCTGTTCGTTGAGTCTTACATCGACGTACCAGAGTCCAAGGTCGACCTCGTTGATGATCTGGCAGATCAAGTTGAGGAACTCGAAGAGGCACTTAACAAGACTACTGCTGACGCTATCGCTCTGAGCGAAGAAGTTGAGTCACTGCAACGTGCGGCAATCGTCGCTGAAGCAGTTGCTGATCTTGCTGAAACTCAGGCAGAGAAGTTTGAGAAACTTGTAGAGTCTGTTGACTTTGAAGATGCAGAAGTATTTGCATCCAAGGTTGCAACTGTCAAGGAATCTTTCTTCGCAAAGCAAACCAACGTTGCTGAAGAGGTAATCGCTGAAGAGACTGATGCAGAAGCAGAAGTCGCTGAAGAGACTGCACCTTCTATGGAGCGTTACCTCACTGCAATACGCAAAACCACTCGATAATAATCCATTAAAGTTCAAGGAGAATCTAAAATGGAACTTAACTACGAATCACTGGTTGCTAAGTGGGCACCAGTACTTAACGAAGAAGCGGCTGGCGAGATCAAAGATTCTTACCGTCGTAAAGTAACCGCTGCTGTTCTTGAGTCTCAAGAGAAGGCAATGATTGCTGAAGGTTCACAGTCTCAGTTCATGACTGAAACTGCTGCTAACAACACTAGTTCTGCTGCAAACTGGGATCCAGTACTTATCTCCCTCGTTCGTCGCGCTATGCCAAACCTGATGGCATACGACGTTTGTGGTGTTCAACCAATGACTGGTCCTACTGGTCTCATCTTCGCGATGAAGTCCAAGTACAAGACTACTCGTGGTGGCGCAACTGCTAACGACGAAGCACTGTTCAACGAAGCAGTAGCACCATACTCTGGTGACTCTTCTGTTACTCAATCTGGCGGACCATCTGGTCTTGACGGACTGACTGACTCCAACGGTGACTCTTCCCTCGACAACGACCGTACTGGTCCAACTGTCGGTGGCGGTATGCCAACTGTTGACGCAGAAGCACTGGGCAACACTGGTTCTGACTTTGCTGAGATGGGTTTCACTATCGAAAAGGCAACTGTTACTGCTAAGTCCCGCGCTCTGAAGGCAGAGTACACTATCGAACTCGCTCAAGACTTGAAGGCGATCCACGGTCTGGACGCTGAAGCAGAACTCGCAAACATCCTGTCTGTTGAGATTCTTGCTGAAATCAACCGTGAAGTTATCCGCACTATCAACTCTCAAGCGAAGACTGGTGCTACTACTGCTAACACTGCTGTAAACGGTATCTTCGACCTGTCTACTGACGCTGATGGTCGTTGGTCTGTTGAGAAGTTCAAGGGTCTGTTGGTTCAACTTGACCGTGAAGCAAACACTATCGCGAAGGAAACTCGTCGTGGTAAGGGTAACGTAGCAATCGTCTCTTCTGACGTTGCAACTGCACTCGTTGCTTCTGGCATGCTTGACTACTCCCCAGCAATCTCTGCTAACCTGCAGGTTGACGACACTGGTAACACTTTCGCAGGTGTTCTGAACGGTCGTATGCGTATCTACATCGACCCATACGCGGTTGCTGATTACGTTACTGTTGGTTACAAGGGAACTAACCCATATGACGCAGGTGTTTTCTACTGCCCATACGTTCCTCTGCAGATGGTCCGCGCTGTTGGCGAGAACGACTTCCAGCCACGTATCGGGTTTAAGACTCGTTATGGCATGGCGTCTAACCCATTCGTTGGTGCTACTCCAGCGAACGGTCTTGCTGCTGCTAAGACTAACCAATACTACCGCATCTTCCGTGTAGACAACCTGATGGTTTCTGCATAAGATCGGATTGGTAAGCAAATCCTGCTACCTAGGATCAAACCGAAAATAATAATTACGGTTATGGGCGG